ACTGAAAGGGTGTCCAGCCTTTGTCTGAAACCCAGAGATAAAGTGTTTTCATGGTGGGTATGTTTTGTGTTTAAAGTCCGTGGTTGTTAGCCCATATCACGAGTTCGGCAAGCGTTGTCGACCCTGTGCGACGCATAGCGTTTCGTTTGTGTGTTTCGACCGTCAACTGGGAGAGTGACAGTATTTCGGCAATCCGTTCAGTCTTATATCCCTCTTTATAGAGGCGGACAATCTCTTTCTCCCGCATTGTCAGGTTAGTATTAAACTCTGGGTTACAGATTACTTTATAGTATTTGCACTCCCCCACCAGCGGACAAGCAACATTCTCGAAGTTGAACCGGCCGAACTCGTCCATATCGGGTATTTTATCATACATCCCGAAGTTGCAGCGGATGAATCGGTGGGCACACCTGTATTTGAAGTAAGGGGCGTTCGCTTTACTCTTGTTGTAAATCTCCGACAACGCCTTGAATGCCTTGGGGTAATCCAGCTCAATGACCGAGAACAAAGCATCCGTAAGCTCTTTATCTTCTTCCATGTAGGTGCGCACTCCCTTTTCATCGCGGATCTGCACCTCTCCTTCGGGTGAGTTAAAAAACTCTACGTTATTTAACCTTTGCATGGGTACCTTTGTATGGATAATCTTCTGGGAATAATGCGTCGCCGGGTAACCTATTTTCAGAGAATTTATATACACAGAATGCTATGTTATCCCTGTCTGACTTGTCAGGACGGGTGCGTCCGTGCGCCCAGCGCCATATTGTTGTCTTGTCCTTTCCTGTCACAAGCCGAATTTCTGCCCACAACTTACTTTTGCGAGTCTTCCCAAGTGTAGAAACATATTCTTGGAACGGCAACTTTATAGCGCGCTGATTTGCAGTATTCATATTCATATTATTTGTCCAGTATTGCCATGATCCGCTCAATGCAGGCGGCCTGCTCCTCGAGTAGTGCCGTCAAGCGGTCAGTCGATTGAATTACTTCGTTCATATTGCATCGTGCTTTAGTCACCATAGTACATTCCTCGGACACCATAGAAACCTGTCGGCACTTTCAGCAGTTCGGGGCGGTACTCCGTGGCCTTCGGCTGCTCCGTCGGGCGGTTCTCGATCTTCGCGGTCAGCATCGCCAACTTCTCGTTGCGCCAAGCCTTGCGCAGGCAATCCCCCAAACTCTTGCCCGGCTGTACCTTTTTAAGGTACCAGGCGTTCTTCATGATCTTCGATTTGTCGTAAGTTGCTTTCATCGCGTTGTCCGTTTTTATTACCTTCAAAAAGGTACAATCGTCAAATATTCAGTCCCCACGCTTGCGTTTTTCATCTTAAATCGTATATTTGTATCAGTTTTGTGGGTTTCACATTGCAAATATAGAATATAATTCCAAGATAATGAAGTATTTTTCAATCAAATAATATTATATAATTACAGAATATTATAAGCACAAACCCTTCATGGCTGATAAACTGATAGATAAGGCCGTAGAATTACTACAAAGCACACAAGACACTCCGTATAAGATCGCCAAAGCGACTGGATTGTCACAAACAATTATCGGCAAATGGAAGAAAGGAGAAGGCAAGCCGAGTAGAGCAAATGCCAGATATATACTCCAATATTTTGGCATATCCAACATAGAAAACCAACCTGTCAGCCAAGGAGGCGAAGACGTCACGCCAACGAAAGCTGAACTAAATAACCCAAAAACTATGGAGAGATTCTTAGATTCACTACTCCGCCAAAACGAGGAGTTGATTCGGCAAAACGGGGCTTTAATTGACCTGTACCGAGAAGAGAGAGCGAAAAGCAAGGGCGATGTCGCCCAAAAAAAAGAGGCATAGCGGTATTCTAATTAGCCTTATGCCATCTTCGTTAGAGCGGAAGCGATACGATAAAATAGAACCACCCAAAATAAGCTCCATATAATCGAGCTACACATTTAAAGGAGATTACGGTCTCCTTTAAAAATGACCGGGGCGCCCGCAGACCAAAACATAAAAACTTCGGTTTATTTCAATAGCACAAATATTTTTTACTCTTTTCTTACCACCTCATTTCGATAGGGGTAAATTCATAAACTCATGAAAAAGTTATTACACTTCTTACTATTCATTGTTGGACTAACATTATGCGCCTGCACATCAGAAAGCAATAATGATGATGGTGGCTTTGATCCACTAAGTGGCTACAACAAGAAATTCGATTTTTCCAATGTTGACACGGTAGGACTTCGTATTACAGAGTGTTGGGGTGATTATGGGGACAGCAACGATGGCACTGTTACCTACCCAATTAGGGAATTGTGGGGTAAAGATTATGTTGTAATATTGGGCAAGCGAAATGACACATATGCCTGGATCGGAGTGTTTGACTACTTTTCCCGTAAATGCATATATGATTATACAGACTGGGAAAAACCAGTCGGATATACAGAATATGGGGAGGAATATAAATATGATGTTACAGAGATCTGGCCAACTCAATTAACATTCGGGGATAATTACTTCACAGCCGCAATGCGCTACAGCGATTGGGAAAATAATCGCATCATCGACTGCGTTTTCATTGTGCAACTAAAAAGTTGGTGAAAAATTTGCACGTTTAAAAGTGAATGTGTAAATTTGCATACACAATTACGCTTCTGGCTTCCGTATATTCCCTCTTTGATAATGAATATGCCGACCCAGAAGCCTTTTTTATTAAATATATGCCAACTAATAACTCGCCCAAAAAGCGCACAGATGTTCCCTGTGTATCAACGCCCGTAAAAGTAGCTGTACTTATTGACGGAGGATTTTTCATTAAACGATACAACGCGATGTACAATAAATCCGGTCGTAAATTGCCTCAAACGGTCGCGGATGATATTTACAGGTTGGCGCATTCTCATGTAGGTAATGAAAATTACTTGTATCGGATATTTTATTACGACTGTATTCCGTTGGACAAGAGGGTTCATAATCCTATATCTCATAAATGTATTAACTTCGGAGGCTCCCCGCAAGCTAAATTTAAAAGAGAACTTATTGAGGCCCTGAAAAAGAAACGAAAGGTTGCTCTACGATTAGGCACTCTTAAAACAAACTCGTGGCAGTTTCGCCCTCGTGTAGTTAACGACATAATAGCAGGTACAAAAAATACTTCCAATTTCGTAGAGGATGATGTGTGCTTTGAGATAAGGCAAAAAGGCATTGATATGAAAATTGGGGTTGACATTGCGTCTATTGCCCTCAAAAAGTTTGTAGACAAGATTGTGCTTATCTCCGGCGATTCTGATTTTGTCCCCGCTGCAAAATTAGCACGCCGAGAAGGTATCGATTTCGTTCTTGATGCAATGTATGCTCAGCATATAGACAATGGGCTGTACGAACACATAGACGGGCTGAAAAGTATGCCTTTATATGGCAATACTAAACGTAATGCAAAATCTGCGGACGCCAAAACCACTATGTCACAAAAAAAACAGGATACATCTGTCGTAAGCGGAAAAATTATCGTATCCCGAAAACAATAAGGGCGCTTAATGCCATCGACCTGTTAATCTGGTATGCTTACTATCAGCCCCAGCTACACAGTCGGGGCTTTTTTGTACCTTTAGAACAATAAACACCACCAAAGTAAGGTTCCCTTATAGAGAAAACACAAACCTTTAGAACAATCCGTCCAAAGATAAAAGCCTCAAAAATTAGGGGCGGAATCCATTGTTATTAAAATGCCTGCTCCCATCTTTGCCTTGAGAGATTGTTTTTCATGGCAGAAGGGAAGCTGACGATAAAGCAGGAGAAGTTCTGCAACAAGTACCTCGAGTGCGGCAACGCATCCGAGGCGTATCGCTTTGCGTATGAGTGTTCGAAAATGAGCGATGAAACGGTATGGAAAAGATCGGGCGAGCTGCTTCAAAACGGGGTGGTTACGGGGAGGGTAAAACAACTTCAAGCCCAATTAGCCGAAAAAGAACTTATCACCAAAGAGGAGCTAATCCGGCTTAATGTATCCATCATTAATGCCGACGTACTCGACTTTGTCGATGCCGACATGGTTGATATGAAAACCGAATATGGCGTACGGCAGGTTCCCTCAATTTCTTTCCAAGACCTAAAATCTCTTCCGCCTGAAAAACGGCGTTTAATCCAGTCCATAAAGATTGACCGTTCAGGTAGCCCCGTCGTGGAATTGATGGACAAAAGCAAGGCGATAGAAACCATCAACCGCATGCTCGGATACAATGCCCCGGAGAAAACTGCCAACACTGACACTAAAGGTAATGACCTTCCGCAGCCGACATTCAATACAGATCGTTTCTTTCAATTAATACAAATGAGCAGGAGCGATGACTGATTATTCCAGTGTAGGTGACTTCTTGTTGAAGGAAGGGTGTTTGGCATTTACGTCCGTAATGTTCGAGGCTGTGAACAAACAACCTTTTCGGATTGCGCCCCATCATCGAATAATATGCTATAAACTCGACCAAGTACTCCGTGGAGAACACCCGACTAATAGGCTCATGTTTAACATTCCTCCGCGACATTCTAAAACAGAATTAGCCGTCGTGTCTTTCTCTGCGATAGGATTTGCCATCAATCCGCGTTCCGAGTTCATGCATCTTTCGAGTAGCGATCAACTTACTACCCGGAATGTTACGAACATACGAAGGATCATGGAGGATCCCAATTACCGCGCATTCTTCCCAAATGTCGAACTGTCCAACAATGCCAAAGGGAGTATATCCACCTCAAGCGGGGGTGTAATGTATGCGGCTCCCTTTATGGGCCAAATAACAGGGTTTGGATGCGGTAAACTGGGAGCACAAGAATTCAGCGGTGCAATGAGTATTGACGACCCAATGAAGGCTCAGGATAGCTACTCCAGTACTACCAAAGAGCGCATTGGCGAACTGTGGACTTCTACATTCAAGAACCGTCTTAATGACGTTCACACCCCGGTCATTGTAACAGCTCAAAGGCTCGCTCCAGATGATTTTTGCGGATACTTATTGCAGCTTGAAGGCACGATAGAGGAAGGTGGAGAATGGGATGTTGTCAAATTCCCCGCAATCTTAGATGCAGGGCTACCTACCGAACGTGCACTTTGGGAGGATCGGTTCGCGCTTGATAAATTAAAGCGATACCAAGAAGCGGATCCCTTCATATTTGAGACCCAGTACATGCAGAATCCCAAGCCTCTTGAGGGATTAATGTATCGTGAATTCCGAACATACGACGTTATCCCCTACTCCAAAGATTGCACGCATAAGAATTACACCGATACAGCAGATACGGGAAGCGACTATCTATGTTCGATATGTTACGACGAATTACCCGAGGGAAATTATGTGACCGATGTGCTCTACACAAAAAAGCCCATGGAGTATACCGAACCCAAGACGGCCGAAATGCTTGCAAGGAACAGGACGGAATGGGCTAATATTGAAAGCAATAACGGAGGGCGGGGCTTTGCGCGCAATGTAGAACGCATCCTTCGCCAGATGAACATTACCCACACAACGGTTAGTTGCTTTTGCCAGACCGATAATAAGCAGGTGCGCATATTTACCAAGTCGGCAGACGTCAACAACATGACATTTTTCCCGACAAATTGGGACAAAAGGTGGCCGGAATTCTATCAGGCCATTATGGGATACATGAAAGAAGGGGGCAATGCGCATGACGATGCCCCCGATGCGCTGACCGGATGCTTTGAAAAGCGCAGCACACCGATACAAGACGATGATTTAAGTGATATTAATATTTGGTAAACAATGAACTTTTTAGATCGCCTTTTTACATTTTTCCAAAATAAAACGCTCAATGCATTAGGTGTTGAGCGGGATTTAATGGAGCTTATCAAGGCAAAAGACATCAGCCGGGCTATGTCTTTGATGGAAGATCATGATGTCGAAGTGTCCAAGGCCCTGTGCGAATACAATCCAAAATCCCACGCCGTAATGGGGCGTCGAGACAAAACGAGGAAGGGACAGGAAGATTACCGCACGGAGAAATTGCCCCGCACTCGTCAACGCTATATAAATGAGGTGGAATTGTTCTTCCTGCTTGGAAATCCGATAAAATGGAAGGTATCCGACGAATCCGGTGATGCCGATGCATTTTCGGCTTACAAACAATTCCTTCGAGAAATACGATTCGACAGTAAGATGCGACAGGCTAAACGGCTGGCCGGAGCCGAAACCCAAAGTGCAAAGCTGTATCACATTTACAGGGACGAGGCAACGGGGCTTCCTTGGGTGAAAATAGTTGTGCTGTCGAAGTCTAACGGATATACCTTGCGCCCCATGTTCGACCAATATGGTAACCTCCTCGCATTTGGATGTGGGTATTATTTGAAGGAGGGCGCCGGAACAGTAGAGCATTTCGACATTCATACACCCACTTTTATATTCCGGGGCAGAAAAGCCAAAATAGGTTGGGATGTGACCCCAGTGCTTAATCCAACTGGTAAAATTAACATCATTTATTACAAGCAAAATACGGCATGGGATGGATTGCAGCCCCGAATTGATCGGGAAGAAAGTATTGACTCAAAAACCGCAGACACCAACAATTACTTTGCGGATCCAATGTTCATTGCCACCGCAGAGGTTATCAAAAGTCTTCCCAAAGCTGATTCCCCCGGAAAGGGGATCAAGCTGTCAAGCAAAGATGATCGGTTTGAATACCTTAATCCACCTATGTCGTCTGAAACGAGGCAACAGGAAAAGTCGGATTTAAAAGAATCTATACTTTTCGATACTTTCACTCCGGAGTTCACTCCAGAGAAAATGGTCGGATTGGGGACTTTGTCCGGTGAAGCCATTAAGCGCGCAATGGTTCTCGGATATATCAAGCGTGATAATCGAAAAGAGATATATGACGAACTCGTCGACCGGGAAAAGAACCTAATTTTGGCGATTATGATGAATGTAACTCATATCCATATGAGAGACAAACTCGCCACCCTCAAGATCGAGCATGAATTTTCGGAGCCCTTCAACGAAGACATTACTGCAAGGTGGCAATCCATAGGGAAAGCCTATGCAGATGGAGTGCTTTCACTTGAGGAATCTGTAAAATTAATGTGTGTTGCAGATAATTACCAAGAGGAAATCGAAAGAATTAGGCAAATGAAAGAAGCCTCTGCCACAAGCATTTACCAGGATGCAAAAACAAACCTTTCGACCAAAAAAGACGAGAATTCAAGCATCAACACCTCGGCTGAATAAAACTTTTAGGACAATGAAGGCTATTATACATCAATTTGATCCGCAAATTTATCCTCGGTTAATTTGGGTGGTGATAGGTGAAAAAAGCGCATCTGCAATAAGCGATAGGTTTGAAAATATAACAGATATGGACGACACATCTGCGGCGGATACGCAGAGTACATACGACATCACAAATAAAAGGGGTGGAGTTCTTATCAGGTTCGCCACAAAGGCGAACGCTCAAAATATCCAGTACGTTTGCCACGAATCTACACATGCGGCTATGGAGATATTCGATTATATCGGTGGACGCATTGATTGCAGTAACCAAGAGCCATTCTGTTATTTGGTCGGCTGGATATCTGAATGCATAAAAGAGGCTTTGAATTACCGTACAAAAAAAGTATAAATTTCCGTCCTGCCCATTGTTATTAAAATGCCCGTCGAAATCTTTGCAACAGAGATTAATTAAAATAATATGAAAGAAAAACTTTTAGCACTGCTCCAAACCAAATTTGCGGGGGTGGACAATGCGATCCTCGACCGAATCGCAACGAAGAAGTCAGAGAATGTAACGGACGAAGCGCAATTACCTACCATAGCAGAGGGGATTGGCTTTCAGGACGTGTTAACCAGCTACGGCGACTACCGTGCAGGGGATGCGCAGCAGACCGCAGTCAAGAACTACGAGAAGCGGCATAACCTCAAAGACGGGAAGCCTATCGAGCAACCTGCCACAGGGGAGCGGCAGGCGAATACTCCTCCCAGTAGCGAAGAGCCCGAATGGTTCAAAGTCTACAAACGCCAGCAGGAAGAGCGTGAAAATGCTGTAAAAGCAAAGTACGATGCCTTGGAAGCAGCGCGTGTAAAGGCCGAACGGGACACACTTCTTCGCTCAGCAGCCAAAGCGGCAAACGTCAATGAATCAGCGTTAGACGACATCCTCGCGCTCGCTTCTGCGATGAACGAGGAAAAGCCGGACGAAACGAAGATCAAAGAAAAGTTCGCGGCTATACAAACGCGATTCGTTGCCGCAGGGCTTGAGGGGCAGGAAACGGCATTCCCCCTCTCCACATCTGAGGCTCAAAGCAAAGAAGAGGCCAAAATGTGGGCTGAAAATCTGCCGGATGCAAAATAAAAACAATAACAAACATGGCTATTAAATTCGAAAAGACACAAGTTAAGGGCGGGTTCCCGGTATTCTGGCGCGGAGAGCGCGAAGTGCTGCCAGGTGATTTCGCCGTGAATGGCACCTATCCGGAAGGCACGATACTCAAAGAGGGAACGCCTATCAAACTCGATTTCGAGAACATGGAGTGCACCATCTGCAAATCGGCACGAATCGTAGAGGGCGGTACCACAACCAAACCGCGTGTCATCAAGGGCTCTATGTTCCAGATCAACGATGCCGTCAAAGTAGGCGCTTCCTCCGGCACCATCAAGAGCATTAGCACCGCCAACGAATCATACGACGAAATCACATTAAGCGCAGCAATGACAGAAGCAGTAGCAGGCGCTGATCTGCTCGGAGGGGATGAAATTCCGGACGCCGTCATCGAAACGACAAAGGAATACACCAAGGCCAATGGATTTCCGACTGTCTCGGCAGCTTATGGGGCGCGAATCCTCAAGGATGTAGCATACCCCATCCCCGAGACTTGGCTGCAAGGCTACAGTATGAAAAACAACCCTGAAATCAAGTACATCAGACAGTAAAAGACAGGTAAACAATGAGCGAAGTATATTATTCTTCTATTTTCAGCGAGCTGACCAAGCAGGTGCAAGCTCGCATCGACGCAGCATCTGAACTGCGCAAGCGCTTGTTCGACCAAAATGTCTACGAGCGTTTTTTGGAGTGGGATACTCCCACGGTAGGGTTCAATTTCGAAGAGATCATCGGATCGTATAATCTGGGCGTAGCAGCTGCCACCTTGGATTCGAAAGGCAAGGAACCCATTATGGGAACTGAAGGCCTGGCTACAATAGCCAAGAAAGTCCTCATTCACCAAATGACCCTACCGATGCCCATTGAAGACTATCGGAAGGTACTTCAGCTGCTGGATTCACGCATGATCTCAGATCAGGCAAAGAAACAGCAGCTCGTAAACCTCATGTGGGGCGGCGTTGAACGGGTCGTGGAATCCGTACAGGCCAAAATAGACATCATCTTCTTGGGTGCCCTCTCGAACAAAGGGGTATTTTCATTCACTCAGGAAAACAACCCCGAAGGAGGTGTGCGAGGCGATATCGACTATGGCATGCCGCAAGAAAACATCGCCACAGCAGATACACAGTGGACGGAGGGCAACATCGACACGGTCGATGTATTCGAGGATATCCAAGGCATTGTCGATGCGGCTCAGGAGAAGGTGACCTTCGACCGCATCCTTCTGGATCAAAAGCGGCTTTCGTACATCCTGCGCAGCAAGAAGATGAAGCAGGTCATCTTCGGCACGGACAAATCATCGTCACCACTTCTGCTGGCCAACCTAAACGAGTTCATGCGGTCGAACGGATTGCCCGTATTCGAGGTGATCCGACGGATGACGCGCATTCAGGACAATGGCAAGATCCGCGAATACAAACCGTGGAATGACAAGAGCCTCGTATTCGTGCCGGAGGGTCGTCTCGGCGTCATCAAAAACGCTTACGCGGATAACGAGCTTCGCCCCGAGCCGGGAGTTGCCTACTCCAACTACGGACGCATCCGCATCTCGCAGTGGGGCAAAGGCGAGACGGATAACTCGAACGGCGTGGAGTTCACGAAGGCGCAATCCATCTCTTTGCCCGTCATTACCGAAATCAACGGTATTTACTCGCTGAGTGTAGAATCGTAGGAGTGCATGACGGTCGCAGAATGCATACATCAGGAGTTCAGCATGGTCGGAACCATCTCCGACTATGGCGTTCGCCGCTTCGCCAGGGAATGGGGTTACGATCCCAACTCCCTGGCGGGTAGCGACCATCAGCAACAACTAATCGCCAAGCGCGTATCCGAATTCATCGACAGCCTGATAATGCACCCTCTGTCGGTAAGCGAAAACGGGCATTCGGTGTCCTGGTCTGAAAGCGCCATGAAGCAACGGGCACAACTGATGCTTCGGCAATATGGCATCACGCCCGGCGAAGAATTGAGCAGCTCTATTGGCCTGTCCTCGATAAAGGATGCTTCGAACTTGTGGTAATATGTATTTCGCGCCCCACATACTCTATTTGAGGATCGATCCTCCCAAACAATACGACGAACTGGGACGTCCGATAGCTATGTCCGAAAATGATGCATGGCAGGAAATAGGTGATTGTCGTTGCGACGACGACACAACCGTCCGCCTTGTATCAGAGAACGGGGAGGTGCGCCAATCGAAATACCACATCGTCTACGAAGGGAGAGGAGTACCCAAAGGAGGTTACGTGAAATGCATTGACAAGGCGACCGGCACAGTACGGGGCGAAGGCTCTGTGGCAATAGCCAAGGTAAACAACTATTTCAACGCTTCAGACCTTTGGATATGATTACAACGGGAGACGCGCGTAACATACTGTTCTCGGCGTGTAAGGGGGTTGGGATAAAAGACATGCACACTTCATGGGCGATCCCCGAGGGGAAAGTCGATAGAGAGCGTATCGTCGTCATCACACCACCCGAGCAGACGCCGGACACGTATTGGGAAAATTGCTTTGTTGCTGTAAACCTGTGCGTCCCCGACATCAAGGGAGAAGCGAACCTAAAACGGCTGGACGAACTCGAACGGGCAGCCAAGGCGAGGTTCAAAGAATGGACATACGGTACTTACGACGGATCCGCATACAGGTACAGGTATGAGAATATCGGCCGCGAAGAAGATGTAAACCTCGGATGCCACTATATCTACATCAGAGTACTATTCAGAGTATTAAACATTAAAAACAACTAAAACAATGGCAAAAGTAATAGCAGTAGGAATCAAGAAGCTGTATTATGCAGACCCCGCGAAGGTCACAGGAGATCTTACGGGTACCCTTCTGGCAACCATCATTAAAGATGTCAACACGAAACAGGTGGAGAACATCCACCAAGACACATGGAGCATCGAAGAGGAGGAGCCGTCTACGACGGAGTACAGGAATCAACTCACCAATGGCGTATATCGCCAAGACACCGAAATGGGTAACATTCAGATGTCGTTTACCATCGGGCAATACGACTATGAAACCAAGGCGGCTTTCATGGGCGGCACGGGGTCGGAGACGTCATGGAAACGTGCGCGAGGCGTCACGCGCATTGAAAAATGCATGATCGCCCTGACGGAAGACAACCAGTATTGCGTCTTTCCGAAGGCCTCGGTTATCGCCCGTAACACCAATAATGAGGGAGCCGTAGGTATCGGTGTAGCAGCTGCTGCCCTGGAACCAGACAACACGGCGGTCTCGTCGGAATATTGGTTCGATTCTTCGGAGGTGGACGTCGAATAAAAACCTCCAAGCCATCAGCAGTCCAGGGGTGGGAGGCGTGTGCCCCTCACCCCTATTTCTTAAAATCAATCTTATGAAATTGGAGTTTATCAGTATCCGCATAGCATCGAAGGGATACACTGTATACAAGATGTCCCCCATGACGGCAACGCGCATCATGACGGCGCGGGATGTCAACAAAGATCCGGACGAGAGTAAGGCATGTATATCGGCGATGGCGCATAGTATAGCCTTGGCGGTTGTCGGCAGCCGCAACATATTCGCGGGTGTCAGGGTGTGGTTTTTACGCCGCAGATTCATGAAGCGGGGCACATTCAACGAGTTGTTCGACTGTTATCAGAAAATACTGCTGATGATACCCCTTGAGGATATTGCCTCGGTTGCAGCCGTAATGGAGGGATTGTCCGCAACAATATCCAAAGACCATGAGTAAATCGGCGGATATTGTCGCCAGGTCATTGCTGAATACGCATCATGCGTCGGTAAAGCTCGGGGTGCTGAAATTCCGGGTATACCAACCGTTCGTGAAGGATTTGGCAAGGGCATTCGCCGGAGGGAAAATAGACGTTTCAATCTCTGGAAGGCAAAAATATTCCATGGAAACAATATCCAAGCTGCTTTTTCGGCGCTCATGGTGCCAAAAACTATTCCTGTGGTACGCCAAGCGGTATGCCACCTGTGAAGAGATTTCCGCCGCGACCATGAAAATAGCCGACATCGTATCGGGCAAAGACTTGTTCGATTCGGTGAAGATCGACAAAACACGCCGGAAAACAGTGTCTGAAACCGTCGGGAATAATACGATAACGGGCATTATTGCAACGATGATGGATCAATTGAACATCTCCTACAACGAAGCCTTCCAAGGCATAAACTACCCTACCATGCTACTCATGATGACCGACAAGGTGCGCACGCTCGTAGGGGACGAGGAAAAAATAGTGCGGGGATCGGGCGCCGATATGGCCCGGAGAAGAAACAATAAGAAAAGAGGCAATAAAGAGCAGCAATGAGCGCATTATCATTCAAAATAAACGCGGAAACCGATAAACTCAAGAGTTTTATTACCATGCTTGAGCGGTTGCGGCAGGTACTGGCCGAAATCCCGGACAGTACAAAGGAATTCGACGTCATAAACCGTAAAATTGGCGAGATGGAGGCGCGTGTCGAGCAGACAATGCGCAAGATCGCCCAGATGGAGCAGCAGGCAATGGATGCGGCGTCCAAGGCTGCCGCATCGGCCACGACCGGAACTGCTGGCGACGGTTCTACGGCAGGAACAGCGGCTACCCAGGCCGAAACTGCGGCATACCATGACCTGCTTAGTGAGCTAAAAGCCGCTAACGACGAAAAAACAAAGGCAATAGCCCAAATTAGACTGTATTCAAATGAGATCGCACGATTAAAAGCGGATGTAACCGCGCTCAATAAGGAAGAGCAGCAGAACGGGCAATTGTCTGCAAAGAAAAGGGCGCAAGTATTGGACGCTGCCGTATCTATCGAGGAATACAAGCAGGAAATATCCCAATTGAGGCGGGAGCTTGCCAACCAAATCAAATTGGAGCAGACTGCCATCGGCTCAATCAACGAAATGTCCCAGGCACTTACCCGTATGCGTGCGGTGTATAAAAATATGAGCGCCGCGGATCGTGAGGGGGCGCAAGGGCAAACGATGCTTAAAAACATCGAATCGCTCGACACGAAGATCAAAGAACTGGATGCATCAATGGGCGTCCATACTCGCAATGTAGGTAATTATGCCTCGGGATTCAATATGCTGGGATTCCAGATTCAGCAAGTTGCCCGCGAGTTGCCATCGCTGGCATATGGCCCGCAAATATTCTTTGCCGCCATATCCAACAACCTGCCGATGCTGGCCGATGAAATAGCACGGGCGAAGAAATCGGTTGATGAATTGAAGAAAGCCGGGCAAACCTTCACGCCCGTATGGAAACAGATAGCATCGTCGATCTTCTCCTGGCAAACCCTGCTTGTGGCCGGCGTAACCGTGCTTACCCTTTACGGCAAGGAGATAACCAACTGGGTAGCGTCGCTGTTCAAAGGTAAAACGACGATAGACGCCTCTGCCGCTGCACTCGAACGCTTTAATTCCGCTATGGCTCAAGGTTCGGTGTCGGCTCAATCCGAATTAACCAAATTGAATCTGCTGTATAGGGCTGCGACAGACCTTTCCAAGCCCTATGAAGAAAGAGCCGAAGCGGTCAAAAAACTGCAAGACATATACCCCGCTTACTTCGGCAATATGGCTGCGGAACAGGTTATGGTCGGGAATGCTGTCGGTGCTTATGAAAACCTGCGCGACGCAATTATCGAGGTCGCAGAGGCGAAAGCCGCCCAAGAACTTATTACAGAGGACGCAAAGAGTTTAAAACTTATTGAAAAAACAGGGGATGCCTATACCAACTATTCTCTTGCTTTAAAAGAATACAGAGTAGCATATGCTGCAGCACAAGAAGCCAGCAAAGGGAAGGGCCCAATAACATTTTCTCTCACCTCTGAATCTGCAAGTTTTGAAAGGGCGAAAGCAAATTTAAGGAGGTTTAGGGATGATTTTATTAACGAATTATCAAATCTCAGTAAAGATGGTGATGACCTTTGGAAGCGTATAAACGAAGGCTATGAAGGTGATGTCGATGCATTTATTGCGGCGATAAATGCCGGCATCGAAAAATTGACCCCCGCAGCAGAAAAATTATTTGTAGGGAAAACCCCCGCCGAACTTAACGCAGAATGGAAAAAAGCACGCCAAGAGGCCAAAAGCGCAGCAGAAAAAGCCGCATCCGATCAAGAGCGCAACCTAAAGGAGCTCGACAAGCAATTGCAAAAGCTCCGGGATGATGCGTTGCAGGCGGAGGTAGATTCCATGAAGGAGGGCACAGCCAAGAAACTCGCCCAAATCGACCTTGACTACCAGAAACGCGCCCGTGCCATACAGGAGGCAGAGGAGCGCATCAGGGAGTTGCAAGGTGGGGAATTGACCAAGGGGCAGCAAGCCCAAATAAAAGCATTGAACCAGGTCAATGAAAAAAAACGTGGCAAGGATTGGGATACTGCGTTCCTATCCGAAGCTGGCATCGAAAACACAGAGGAATATCTCAACAAGCAACTGCAAGTATGGAATGAGTATTACATGAAATATGGAACGCTCCTCGAAAAAATACAGGCTACAAAGTCCTATTATGACAAGAAGATCGAAAATGCTGGCAGCATTGGAGAGCGGAAGACACTTGAAGCCGAGCGAGATGCAGCAGTAGCTGAAATCGAAGAACAAGCCGGGCAATGGGTACGAGAGCTTACAGATAAGACAAAGAAGCAGTTGGCGGATCTGAAAACCGAACTGGAAGCATCATTGCAGTCTCTTGAGTCGGAATACAATGCTTTGGATTCATCCGATACAGAGCAGGCCCAGAAACTTCGCGGTGATATCAATCAGACGCGAGCAAGAATTAATGCAGTAGATAAAGCTGCTTCGAGTACAAAATTAGCCCCCAAAGATAATGCGATCAAGAAATGGCAGCGATTAGAGAGGACACTCGGTGATATTGCAGATGGATTCGAGGGTATTGGTGATGCCGTTGGGGGCACTACTGGCGAAGTCATTAGTGCGGCGGGCGAAATTGCAACTAATGCAGCCAGTATGATTAGCAGCATTGTCACTCTTACTGAATCGTCGGCGGCAGCTATTACAACGACATCAACAACCGCCGCCAGTGCGATCAAAGCTGTTGAGCGAGCATCCGTTATTCTTGCTATCATTCAAGCGGTATTGACAATAGCAACTAAAATAGCCAGCCTATTTAATAATGATGATGAAAAACAAGCGGAAATAGACCGACTGCAAGGTAGAATTGAGCAACTGCAATGGGAATTGGATAATGCCAATGCAATTCGGCTCCAAGAAAATTCTTTTAATGCTATTCAGAAGGTAAAAGACGCTTATAATGATGCGACGAAAGCGATATTGAGCGCATACGGAAAACTAAGCCCCTTCGGGGAAGCCATCGTTAAGCGAATCAACGCGGCTAAAATAGAAGAAAAGGCAATCAAAAGTATAGCAGATGCCTATTCAAACCTTAAATATACAGACAGCAATCTTCTGGGGGAAAATAAGTTTAGTGATACCCGAGATAAACTTAACAATCTTGCAGAACAGCAGTTGTTGCTTCAAAAGCAGATTAATGCAGAGAACGACAAGAAAAAAACGGACAAATCAAAGATAAAAGAATGGGAACGTCAAATTCAAGAGCTTGGAGCCGAAGCCGCTGAAATGATTAACGAGGTCGTCGAAACCATTATTGGCGGAACGGCGGAAGAAATCGCAAAGGAACTTGGAGATGCGTTTATAGACGCATTTATGGAAGGCGAGAATGCGGCCGAAGCGTGGGGCGAAAAGGTGGACGAGATTGTCGCAAACATCGTTAGACAAATGCTTATAAGCAGGGTTCTTGAGGAAGAAATCGGTAAAGTATTCGATAAATATAAGGCTAAATGGTTTAAGGATGGCGTTTTTCTGGGGATGGAAAATGTTACCGACTCCATGAGCGGCTTTGCGGATGATCTTAACAAGGTTGGAGAGACATTCCAAGCTGTCTGGGACAGTCTTCCTGCCGAGACAAAAGAGTTGCTTGGAAATGCCGGAGCAGCTCGGCAGGAAGCCACGGAGAGAGGCTTTAAAGCCATGTCTCAAGATACCGGCGACGAGTTAAACGGCCGATTCACGGACATTCAAGGCAAGGTTACCGACATCCGCGGCTATGTAATGGCGCAGACGCAATCAATAATCGGTCTTTTAACATCTATGGCCAATATTGAAACAGCCATGTACGCAAGCGTACAGGTAAATAATGAACTGCTCCGATATGCTGTGATGACCTACATGGAAATTGTGGAAATAAACGGCAATACAGCAGCCATGAGAGTTGCATTACAAGGTATTCAAGAGGATATTGCCGCAATCAAGCGCAACACCAGTGAACTATAACATGAAAATTGGTAAAGACATAGCAGACCTTGACAAGTTCATCAACGGCATTGAGGATGAAGTTGTAGATTTCATGGATGAGAAAGCACGGGAGGCATTAATAAGACAGAAAGAAGCTCGGCTACTATCTGGCAAACGCGACTACCTAAACCACACATGGAACTTACGCAGCGCCCTTGGTTACGTAGTTACTTATGAAGGCAAAGAAAAACGGCGATTTATTGGCGACCAAAATCATCCAGATCCGACGGCGGCCATTGAAACCAATAAAGTACTCAACGAAGAAAATAAAGCCGGAACAAGCATTATTTTCGCAGATGGCATGTATTACGCCGGCTTTGTCAGCTCTAAAGGTTATGATGTGATAGATACAGCCGAATTATTTTTAGATAAAGCATTAAACGAAAGAAAATGAAAAGGGATTTACTCATAAACGGCTACGATGCCTATGCAATGGGTATCACAATGGGATCGGGTTTCATTGCAAGTCTAAGAACACCGGCAAGCCTCAAAGATTTTGTAGAGAATGACGACCCCAAAAAGAATGGCAAGCAGGTAATTTACCCCGAAGAACCGAAAGTTGCCGCCCGCGATCTGACGCTAACATTCGTGATCTTCGGTGACACGCTCGCAGAGCACACGTTGAACTACAACAGTTTTATAGAACTACTAAAAAGAGGCAAAATGGACATCAGCGTCCCTTCAATATCTGCGGATATTTACCACTTGACCTACATGGGCAATTCAGGCAGCTACATGATGTCCGCAGACCTTACCACCTCACAACTGACAGTAAAATTCAATGAACCCAACCCGGCAAACAGGGTCGCAGAAACAGAAAATATATGACAACCCAACACAATAAGAGTGTAGATGCCATACGGGCGATGGCACTACAAACGGGCGCTTGTAAAAAGATAAACCGCGTCCAAGACTTCCCCGAGCTAATCAAACTGATGTTTACCCCACAAGGGATCGAGTTCTGCCAAGACCACAACTTCCCCTCGATCGAAGTGTTCAGGGAAAACCGAAGCAATCTTCAAGGATTGGAAGTATATGTCGACGCTGGCGACATCACGCTAAAGGGCAAAGAATATGTATGCCTGGTCGGTGATACGAAGGCCACTATCGAGGCTTCCGGGGCTAAATTCACACATACAATCATATTGATGCACGGCGCACGAGCCCAGATCAATGCAAAAGACTACGCCGTGCTGAATATCGTAAATATCAGCGGGGAGTATTCGGTAAATAAGGATGGAACTGTTATTGTGTTATAAAGATAAAAGTGTTACACCCCGATGAACCCCTATTTTTACTTATATCTAAGGCGAGAATCAGATTTAAATAGAACTTGAAAATCATTATATGGGATTTCAAAATAACATGAATCAATCAGTTTATAGTTGGCATCGGGATATACCCGAAATCTAACCACGTCTTTACCCTCACTTTTAACTCGTTTTATAGTCATAATTAGGCTCGTAAGGTACAACTCATATCCTTGTTCAATATCTTTTATAAAAGATGAATAACTACGCTTTATATCATCTAAAAATACTGAGAATGAATATCCTACATCTCCTTTAAATGCATAATCCGTAAATTTAGAAAATATTTTAAGTGTTTCTCCATATTGTATATTCTTCATCGCCTCATAATCTGAATCCGTAATTAATGCAGATTTTAGCGACTTATAATAAGTCCATTCTAATTTCAAATTGGGATATTTAAATCGTCCATCCCAATAATCGATAAATAAAAATGTTAAACTATCAATTTTGCCGAAAAATATTGAATTAAAATTTGAGCTAAATTTCCCTTCTCCATAATATGGGCGATCTGTGTTTATTCTACTCTCCCATTTCCCTTTTTTAGGATTACGCTCCCAAAATAAAGCATATCTTATTTCCTTCGATTTATATGTTAGTGATGTAGGTTTCTCATCTATCCTATCCTGAGCAACAACGGTTGTTGCTAATACAACTAACAAGGAGAACCAAATTTTCTTCATATAGCACTATTATAACAAATTTAACCACATAAGTCTCCGAATTCGGGGACAATCAAACCAAATAAAATATTAAAATCTAAATCCCGCTTGTATTAAGAATGCGCCCATATTAGATGGGCCGTAAGTGCCGTTTTCTTGGATATTGTCGGCGATACCCAAAGATTGATACCCGATATTTATAAAAACACCTAATGTCGGGGCCACAGAAAAATCAACACCCAAACCGCCGGCTCCATAAAATCCTTTTTCATCGCCAAAACCATATCCGAGATTAGCAAATATATACGGTGCTATTTTGCTTTTAGTTAGGTATCCTTTTATATCTGCAAATACGGGAATTGTTGCGTGCCCATTATCTAATAATGCCAATCCAGCGCCTGCACCTAAAAAAAGATTAGGAATAATTCGGGCACCATGTATAGTTTCAATATAAAATCTATCCATTTGATAATCACCCATCCCGAAACCATAACCAATGTTCACCTCGCCTTGGTATCGCGGCGAGTTTTGTGCTTTGGCATAAGCGCATAAAACAGCGAATAATAACAGTAGTAAATACTTCTTCATACAATAAATTTTAGTGAGTTAGTAACCCAAATTTACAATTTCAAATTGGAATATCCAAAAAAGCGAGGAATGGTTTTAGCCATCCCTCGTCTTTGTATTTACGACTTTGCATCTATTCGCCATTCTCAACCCTTACATCATCCGGAAAAAGCAAATCTAACTGTTGGTATTGTTTCGGAAATGCGGCGTTAAGCATTTGCATAAATTTAGCCCAATTATACCCCGATGCCCGTCCCAATGCTTCAACAGCCGCTAAATGCTCTTTCAGTTTCGGGCGGCCCACATCTTCGGTTAAATGCTGGTGATGACGGTCTTTTCGCGTTCCTTTGTCTGTTTTCGGGTTGACTTTTTGAAGTTCGGTTAATATCACTGGAGCCAAACGTTCATAGACAATATCGTTAATCCATTTACCAACAACGCCAGGCCGCCTATGTGTTAACGTCCAACTCCATCCGTGCATCCTATATATCATTTCAAAGAATGAATCGTTAAAAGTTTTTACCCAACGGCTTGCCTCGTCCGAAATAAATTGTGCTAAGAACTTTTGAAGTTCATCTTTCGCCCTATTCTTATCCTGTTGGTATCCGGTTACCTCGTCAACGAGGGCTATAATACCGACTTTTGCAACGGAGCGAATAATGATATCCGCATTGCGAACGATCTTCGTATCATCGAAATCGCCGGCACGATTTGCATCTATTATGATAGAACAAATATCGACAAGCAAAGTTACTTCATATCCGTTAGTATCTGATTGCGAGCCACCTGCATCGACGCGTTTGAACTTTATAGGATTAGAAAGGCGCTCTGCTATACTTTGATCCCCGGCATAAAAATATGGAGATAGTCCTTTTATATTGCAAAAACTCTTCATCCACTGTCCGCTTTTGCTGTCATACCCTATTGCCTTCTGAACACCGCGTCCGGAAAATACACGTGTTCCGTCCTCTAATACATAACATGGTATTTCAAGATCACCTAATTTTAGAGGTGTCTTATCCGATCCGTAAATTGACTTTAATAACCTGTCCATTTATTTCAATATTTATTTTACTTCTAATTTACTTACATTTTCTTTCAACTCCTCCACATAGTCGATCAGCGCTTTCTCACTGTCGAATGTGAATGTTTCCCTCTGACGACGCACAAAGGCGACGAAATCACCAGAGTTATCAAAGAAGTCCCCAACTTCACAACCTATGGCTGCTGCATATAACTGGGGTGATATCCGGCAGTCCGCCTTGGTTCCGTGGCTTTATTCCCGGCTTGAAGTTCCGCCAAAGTTTCACTAACCAACTCGAGTTGCATCCGAGTATCTTCGTTAATGTCATTTTGGTCTTTGAATACTTCTTCTACGTACTCTTTGAGTTTCAATACTTCTCCTTGAAGTTCTGCCACCCGATCCACGGGAGGATTTGTAAGCATCTGTCGCATTGCCACGAAAGCCCGCATAATTGCCCTATTTACCCGTATCGCTGTATCGCTACGCAAGACACTCGAAAGCATAGCCACTCCCATTTCAGAAAAGGCGAATGGCATATAGCGACGGCCACCCCAATTTGAGGACGCATTTTGTGATGTTAGACTTGAGGTCGCAATTTGCGTCCTCAAAATCTCATATTCTTTTTCCGAGAGTTCGAACATGAAATCGTCGCCCTCGAAACGCTCGATATTGCGCCTTACGGCTTCTTTCAGTCGTTTTGTCTCCACTTGATAGAGTTCCGCCAAATCGAAGTCCAGCATCACCCGCTGCCCCCGTATCTCATATATCTTGCTTTGTATAGGTTGTAGTTCCATGTCTTTATCTCTCGGTTCCAAATATTTAGCCGCCGTTAATTCTTGCTGGGTATCGTCGCGTCACAAAGATAGTAAATTTATGCGTTGCGTTGGATGGCACAAATAAAAAACCGAGGCATTTGCCTCGGCTTATTTTAAATTTTGGCGAATTCGCCAAAAATAATGTTTTAGCAACTTATTTTTTGATAAAAGTCTTGTCGTTATTTTCAGTTAACCCATACTTTCGCATTTTAAATGAATTATCTGATTCTATGGATATTATACGTTTATCTTCTCTTCCATTAATCTCGCCACTTTCTGAATAGGAGTAAAACGAAATAATAGCATCACTATTATTTACACTAACGGAGTAATAGCAGTTTTCCTTTATTTCAAGTAAATGGTCATTAAAATATTCAACAAGATGAGCTGTCCCATAAACAACAATTCGACCATCAATTACAGACACTTTTTCTTGGGCTGACGAATATGGAGTAAATGTTATTTCTTCTGTTTCAGTAGTATTAGTAACAGGACTATATAGTGATCCGACAAACTTACCATCAAGGACTTGTAGGATGTCTTTTTCGACTTTAGAAGGTAGGTTATTATTCTCTTTATCTTTAGAACAAGCAATAAAAGCCATCGAGGCAATGGCTATACATAAGAGTAAAAACTTTTTCATATTTCTAATTGTATTGGTTAGTGCCGCAAAATTATAAAATTCCCCCCCCCGCCAAATTTTGAAAGTAAAATTTACTCCTGATGTAAAAATAGTGCAAAATCCTTTGTGAATTAAAAATAATTTCCCATATTTGTAACGCTTACATAAACTCAAGAGTGCACAAGATGCACCATTATTGGTGCTTTTTTTGTGTCGGAAATTGAACATACGAACGGGTAACCCTGTGGCGTTGCTGTAATGGCGCGCCAACCTCTTGAGTAAAGATGTAAGCAGCAGGTAGTACCCGTTCGTTTTTTTGTTTTATTAAATGCTTACATCTATGAAAAAACAATCGCTTCCGGAAACGGATTATCAAACTCGCTGCATCGAAGCCGAGCGAAAAGCGCAAGATTTCGAAAGCGCCTACTTCAAGGCCGAAGAGCGCTATTCCAACCTAATGGACGCCTATATCAAACTACAAGGTTACTATCTTGAATTGCTGGGCGCTGAAAAATCACCCCGCAACAAAATCAAAGAGATCGACCCGTTTATTCTGGTCAAGATGGGCCGCGGGATGAATATCGCTCAATGTAAATAGACCAACAGCTATGAACAATATACAAATCTTCAATAATGAACAGTTCGGGCGTGTACGGATTATTATGTCCGACGAAAACAAGCCGATGTTTCTTGCGAATGATGTAGCGAGATCATTAGGATATATGCGGACAGCGGATGCAATTTCAACACATTGTAAAGGGGTCGCCATTTTGCCGACCCCTACCGATGGCGGCATTCAAAGGGTGAAATACATCCCCGAATCCGACGTTTACCGTCTTGTCATGCGGTCGAAGCTCCCGCAGGCCGAACAGTTCCAGGACTGGGTGTGCGATGAAGTTCTCCCCACGATCCGCAAGACTGGCGGATACATGTCGGCCAAAGAGACGGACACGCCCGAAATGATAATGGCACGTGCCGTGCTGGTAGCCAATGACACTATAGCCCGCCAGAAGCAACAGTTGGAGCAGGCACACAAGCAGGTCGCAGCGCTCGCCCCGAAAGCCGAACTAATGGATAAAGTACTGGACACAGACCAGAAGATCGACGTCGGGCAGGCGGCAAAGATTTTGAACCTTCCCTTCGGCCGCAACACGCTCTTTCAACGGCTCCGTGAACGCGGTATATTCTTCTGCAATCGCAATGAGCCTAAGCAAGAGTATATTAACCGGGGTTATTTCGAGTTAAAGGAGAAGTTAATAGACCGCAACAACCACGAATCGTTCACGGTTATAAAAGTCCTCGTGACGCAGAAAGGGTTGGATTTCCTCGCAAGACAATTCGAAGTAGTCCAAACGCCAAAGAAGATGGCACCGATAAAGTAACCCCCGTATACCACTATTTCCACACCACGTTGGGGGCGCCTCGCAGAAATGCGGGGCGTTTTTATTCCCTTCCTTCCAACCTCACTACAAAGTGTAGTTAACTACATCCTAACGGTGTAGTGTAGGAGGGTAAAAAAGTCAGAGAAAAATTTGCATTTTGCTAATACGTGCATTATATTTGCAGCACGAATAAGATATAGACGTACGGGTCTATCCGTATAATGTGTAAATGAAAACAACTGTATAGAGCCCTAAATAGTTATTTTAGGGCTCAATTTTTTTAGCTACTAACTACACTAAATTTATGGCTGCAAATAAATTTTTCCAGCAAGAGCTTTTTAAATTCTCCATTTTCCCAAAATATCAAAGTTGCATTGATGATTTGGCTACAAATCTTGCCGACCCAGAGGAGTGGGACTTTTCAGATGACAAGAGAAAAAGTCACTCTATACTGAAAAATTATTTAGAACACATCTTCCGAAAATTGAGAGCAGAAAACAAAATCTGCTTTACAGCCAATAACGAGTATTGCTGCTTCAATACTGGGCTTGTCACTAAAAACCTGGAAGAAATATTTGCCTTCTTCTTCAAAAATAAAAATCAAGGTGAAGGAGTTCCGCCCTATGTTTTTAAATGTTTTTGCAAAAAAAGCGATGGTGCATTATTGCGAACATTTAAATCATCTTTGCCCAAGATAGCAGATTTTTTTCAAAAACCCGAAGACTTACTTTTTAATCCCAACTGCGAACTTATTCCTGATATAGATCATATCATCCAAGATAACCTAAGTCGTTTCCCAGCTGCTATGCAAGGGAGTGGTGATGCTGAAATTCGTCGCCGGTTGGAAGGGGCTATTGATGAAGCTCGTAAAAAAGTGAGAACGAACTATAAAACTGCGGTGCCCCAATTCTATGGCAATAGGATTCAACTATTGTTGCCACTATGTTTAACACCCAACTCCCCCAATCCTGATTTAGCATTGGTTGTACATAAAATTGAAAATAACACATATACCGCACGCACATGTCTGACGCTTAAAATGGCTTATAATAATGCCCGATTAATTGTTAAGCCTCAGAGCACATGGTTAAAACCGTAAAAATCATACGTAATTTAATACTGCCATTGTATTATGACTAAAGCAGGGAGAAATCCCTGCTTTTTTATTGATATTTTTACAGCTCCCCATTGTTATTAAAATGCACAGTCACACATTTGCACAGAGGCTTGAGGAATCGCCGAGCCCTTGATGCAAATGATTATTTACTCTCCGACAGGAACAGAAATATTGGACGCGCCAGTCACCAAAGAGGCTATCATCAAATATGTCCTCATGGGAGACTACTATATCGAGCTGCCCTTTAATCTCCTTGAACCAACGACATTTGCTCGTGGTTCCTACATCACATATAAAGGCCGCAAGTTCGAGATTATGTCCACGGTGCGCCCGGAGTTCGACAACAAGACCGGCGGCTATAAATACACTCTCAAATTCGAGGCTCAGCAAAACCACATGAAGCGTTTCGTATGCTTCTGGCTGGGTGGGGACAATCCCGAAGCCGTATTTCACAACACCACAGACCTCGAATCTTTCGCGGCGTTGATCGTCGCCAACATGAACAAGCAGCTCGGAGGCGAAAACTGGCAGGTAGGCACGATCACCGTTGACAATCCTAAAGCTACGAAGCTTGTATCGTTCAATGGCGATAAGTGCTGGGACATCCTCAATACGATTGCCGAAACCTTTGAGACGGAATGGTGGACAGAGGAAAACGGCGACCTCGTATCGTTATGCTTTGGCAAACTGGACTTCGGATCCCCCGAAGAGTTCAGACAGGGGAATGTAGTGAAAAACATTCCCGCAAAGAAAGGGGATGATTCGAGCTACGGCACCCGGTTCTACGTCTTTGGCTCTACTCGCAATCTTACAAGCGACTATGGGCAAGCTCCGCAAGGAGGTGAAACGAATCATGTATCTGAAATTCGGCTTCGCCTGCCGGACGGACAGCGGTATATCGACGCAATACCTGGTCTTTCGGGAAGCGACATTGTGGAGCAGGTCGTGTTCTTCGATGACATATACCCCAAGAATACGGAGACTGTCACCAGCATTGAGACCGTAGAGATCATCGAAGGGCAAACGGATAAGGCGTATGTCATGTACTGCAAAGACACGCCGTTCCGGCCTTCGGACATGATTAAAGGCGAAACCCTAGGTGCTACCTTCACGAGCGGCAGTCTTATGGGGCGGGATTTTGAGCTAAGTATAAACTACAAACCAGAGACGTGGAAACCGGAGGATGGATTTGATAAGAAGTTCGAGATCATCGCGCAAGTAGAATCATCCGGTGAAAGCCAACTTATCATCCCCAACGAAAGCCTGCATCCCGAGCCTGGAGATACGTTTGTCATAACAGGCGTAAAACTACCTAAAGAAAGGATCGAGGAGGCTGAAAAGGAGCTCTTGAAGGCCGGGGAATCATATGCCGCGAAACACAGCAGCGACACGGACGTATACGACTGCGAAACTAATCCCGTATACTGCCAAGAAAACAAGAAGAATTACGATGCCGGGCAAGCGGTTCGCCTTGTGGATCCACGCTTCGGAGAAAGCGGCCGATTATCACGCATCCAGGGATACGAAAAAAAACTATATAACGAATATATCGCCACATATACGGTAGGCGACAATACGGCATATTCTCGTATCGGCAACATAGAATCGGAGGTGAAGGCAAACCTGTACGCACAGCGCATAGGCGTTACCGAATCGGGAGCCTCAATCTACCTTATCACCCGCTACGATTCCACTGCCGCCGCAGACTACAATGCCTATTCCGCCAAGCGTGCACTATGGGAATTCGCCAACAAACAGTTCCCGGACACATTCAAAGGTAAAATGACCTTTGACGACGGTGCCCAGTTCGGGGGGTTCGCATCCGGCATGACTGGCTTTGGCGGCATAATCGACAAGAAAGGGAACGCAGAGATGCAGAGCCTGAAACTTCGGGGATTCCTGGAGGTACCGGAACTCCGCTACAACCGTGTCGAAATATCCATGGGCGATACGTGGTATGCTCCAAGTGCCGGGATCATCGAAAGCGTCGACACCGAAGCCCAAACCATCACCCTCAAGCTCGAAGAAGGCGAGATCGGAAGTCCTCGGGTCGGGGATATATGTATGGGCATCTTCCACAATTTGAACACTTCGGAGAATGCAACCGCGGATTATGACGATGGCCGTGGCAACAGGCGCTTTGCCGGGTTCGCTACCTGCTATTTCCGCATCACCGAAGAGCTGGATACTGCAACTTACAAGACATTCAAGTACCAACTACGCCCGGCATCGGGAACTTACCCCACCCAATATCATCCGGCGGCGTCGATGACCTTCGTGGGCTATGGCTCCTTCTCGAATGAGGATCGGCAGACCTCCCGCTACGAAACCCGGACATACCAGCGTTATTTAACGGGAGTTTCCGATTGGGAGTTCACTGCGTCCAATATCGCCGCGCAATATGGCGACCTGTCAAACCTGTCCGTATTCGGGATAAACATGACGGGATATTCGGCATACCTGAACAACATCTACATGTCGGGCGTCATTCATCAGTTCACGCCCGGCGGCGAAGAGGTGCCCACGATCATAGACCGCGGAGTGTGGAGCGCCACGGAAACATACAACCGCAACGACGACGTATATTGGAACAACGGGCACTGGCGCTGTCTGGTCGACGGCACCAAGACCGAGCCCGGCAAGGATGCCGAGGAGTGGGTATACTTAGGCGGATACGGGATGCTCGAAACGGTCAGCATATTCAAAAAATCGGAGAGCGAACCGGCGAAACCTACGGAGCTTAAAATACCGCCCGAAGGTTGGACTACGGAGACGCTCCCGATGTCGGATCAACGTCCTACATGGATGTGTACCGGCACCGTTGTCGACGGAGAGGTCAAATCATGGTCTGCTCCTCAGCGCGTATCGGGCGAACCGGGATCCGATGGGAAGGATGGTAAGGATTACGAGTGGATCTTCGCACGCACATCGGAATACAAAGCCCCTGCACAACCGCCCACCTCACAGCAGGACGATTACGTTCCCTCGCCCTCCGAAACCTCGGACGGGCAGGTGTGGACGGACGATGCCGTCGGGCCCGATAGCGACACTCCTTACGAGTGGGCCAGCAAGCGCGTGAAGGTAAATGGCATGTGGGGCAAATTCACCGACCCTGCGCTTTGGGCAAAATTTTCGTTCGACGGAGCGCCGGGTGTCGACGGAACCGATGTAGAATGGATATTCAAACGCACAAGTTCCAACACGGCCCCGAATACGCCGTCTGGCAGCGACGAAGACGGATATGTACCGAGCGGTTGGACGAACAACCCCACGGGCCCGAATTCCGAGCGCCCCTACGAATGGACTTGCGTACGCTATAAGACAGGCGGACACTGGAGCGGATATTCAGCAGCGTCCTTATGGGCGAAGTGGTCATTCGACGGCGCGGATGGTGTGGATGGTGAAGGTGTAGAATACATATTCACGCGTACGGAAACCGAGGATCCGGGCACCGTTCCGGATGTTCCCGATGTTGCGGAATACGATAATCCCCCGGCTCCATGGACGGATGACCCTACGGGAGTAGACGCCACATATCGCTACGAATGGGTGTCGAAGCGCAACAAGGTGGAAGGTGTTTGGGGCGCATTTTCCTCGCCCTCGATTTGGGCGCGGTATTCTTACGACGGGCAACCGGGGAACTGGACATCCTATGTATTTAAAAATAGCGATACGGAGCCAGCAAAGCCGACATCCTCCGACCCCATTCCGTCCGGATGGAGTGACGCGCCCACTGGTGTCGGTATATGGTGGATGTCCAAGGCTACGATAGACGCATCGACCGGAAAGGCCGGGGCGTGGTCGACGCCTATCCGCGTAACGGGCGAGGATGGGGAGCCGGGGCCGCATACTGACTTCAAATACGCCAAGAATAACAGCACCACCACGGCGCCGGCGCTGGTCAAAACGGATCGCACCCCCGCAGGTTGGAGCGACACCCCGCCGTCGCTCTCTTCGGGTGAATATCTGTGGATGACCCAGGCAGAAATAGACGCCAACAATAGTCTGTTGCACCCGACGGTAGGTTGGGCAACTCCGGTACGCATATCGGGAGAGCAGGGCCCTAAAGGTGATGACGGCGCCCCCGGCGAAGACGGAACCGATGTAGAATGGATATTCAAACGCACAAGTTCCAACACGGCCCCGAATACGCCGTCTGGCAGCGACGAAGACGGATATGTACCGAGCGGTTGGACGAACAACCCCACGGGCCCGAATTCCGAGCGCCCCTACGAATGGACTTGCGTACGCTATAAGACAGGCGGACACTGGAGCGGATATTCAGCAGCGTCCTTATGGGCGAAGTGGTCATTCGACGGCGCGGATGGTGTGGATGGTGAAGGTGTAGAATACATATTCACGCGTACGGAAACCGAGGATCCGGGCACCGTTCCGGATGTTCCCGATGTTGCGGAATACGATAATCCCCCGGCTCCATGGACGGATGACCCTACGGGAGTAGACGCCACATATCGCTACGAATGGGTGTCGAAGCGCAACAAGGTGGAAGGTGTTTGGGGCGCATTTTCCTCGCCCTCGATTTGGGCGCGGTATTCTTACGACGGGCAACCGGGGAACTGGACATCCTATGTATTTAAAAATAGCGATACGGAGCCAGCAAAGCCGACATCCTCCGACCCCATTCCGTCCGGATGGAGTGACGCGCCCACTGGTGTCGGTATATGGTGGATGTCCAAGGCTACGATAGACGCATCGACCGGAAAGGCCGGGGCGTGGTCGACGCCTATCCGCGTAACGGGCGAGGATGGGGAGCCGGGGCCGCATACTGACTTCAAATACGCCAAGAATAACAGCACCACCACGGCGCCGGCGCTGGTCAAAACGGATCGCACCCCCGCAGGTTGGAGCGACACCCCGCCGTCGCTCTCTTCGGGTGAATATCTGTGGATGACCCAGGCAGAAATAGACGCCAACAATAGTCTGTTGCACCCGACGGTAGGTTGGGCAACTCCGGTACGCATATCGGGAGAGCAGGGCCCTAAAGGTGATGACGGCGCCCCCGGCGAAGACGGCGCTCCCGGCAAGGATGGCTTGCAGGGTTGCATAATCCGCCTCACGGAATGGGCATCGGGAGTGGAATACCGCAATGACCTCGACCTTGTCTCCAATGGCCCCAGATACATAGACATAGTTACGATCTATGCGAACAACAAACAGCTGAAATTCCAGTGCAGCCAGACGCACACTTCGTCTGCTTCCAACAAACCGGCGGCGGGATCCGCGTCGGCATATTGGCAACAACTCAACGACATGGTGCCGATATATACGCCCCTGTTGTTCGCAGAGAATGCCGTCATCAACTTCCTGCAAGGTATGGAGTTCGTGGTGCACAACTCCAAGACAGACATTTCCGTGAATACTATCATCGCAGGGCTCGTGGGTGGCGATATTCCACTGTTCGTCGGGAACAGTACACCGTCGAATGCGCCGTTCAGGGTTGCTAAGGACGGGTCATTCGTGGCCACCAAAGCCGATATTACAGGGACTATCAACGCATCGAGCGGAACGATAGGCAACTTTACAATTGACGAAGGAGCATTAAAATCCACAGACAGCTTCGGTGATATGCTTCTATCTTCCAATCTGATTAAGTTTACAGGCAGTAAGACTAATCTTTATCTTGGAGTCGACACCTGGCCGGCATCAACGGGTGGTTCCCTCTATGGGCCTATAAGAGCAGAAGTAAGCCGCAGCGCAGCCGGCGGCACGGCAGGCAATTACGGAGTGTATATAAATGTCACCGGAGCAGCATTATCGGATGGAACCACTACCGCTGCACGTCAGTCCGGAAACCATGCCTTATATATCCCAGAGGGGTTCATAACGGGTTTCAGGCTGAGGAATGTGCGAACCTCTTCCAATAGAACCCTGACCGACATGGACAGCGTGGTGTTCAGTATGGCTACGAGCGAGATTACGCTGACTTTACCGTCTTCACCAAAACAAGGGCAGATTTATTTCATCCGAAAGGTCGGCAGCGGCAATGTCAAGTTGACGCGCGGGAATACCCAGCACAGGATATGCACCAATTCCAACTCTCAAAACAACACTGAAATTACCTTGGATTGGGGTAAGCTGTGGATCATATTGTGGGATCATATGAACAGTATGTGGACGGCCAACTGGTGCCAATATTAACACAAAAACAGGATATATGAAAACATTGAATTTAAAAGAGTTCAAACTGTTCACCGACATTTCCCGCGCCGGGCATATTGTCGTCGATGCAAGGAAAGAGTTTGCCAACGCCATATACATGGGCATGAACGGCATCGTAGCGCATGACCTGGCATTCCGCATCCTCCACAGCGAAGGCGGCATCGAAGTTTCCGACGAGGAGGAATTGATTATCGTTGATACCGCAAAGATGTGCAAGGCGGTATTCTATGACAGTATAATGTCCGCCCTCAAGAAAGAATAAACACTCGAAAGGAATATGAAACGCATCCGGATAGGCAAGGACATAGAGATACATTGGCCGATACTCACCAATGGGCAGCAGGTAGCACTCGAAGGGCGCGACCTGAGACTCTTCGTCCATTTGCCTTCGCATATGGACATTCCCGTCGATTTCACCACCGAAGGCAACACCGCGATTTTCACCATCAGCGGAGCAATGCAAAAATCCATCGGGGTGTACCGTCTCACCATGTGGGAGAATTTGCAGAAGAGAGGGCAAACGGCGGTCGACTACTGCAAGGCCTTCGAATTGGTTCCTACGACACTTTTGGAAGGTGGCGAAGACGAAAGCAACCTTACAACGGAAACTGTCAACCTTGAGGCGTCAAGCCTTGTTATCGGATTGCCCGGCGAGAGTGCTTACGAGGCATTCAAGAAATACAACCCGAATTCCGAACTTACGGAGGAAGAATATGCCGAAGCCCCTATTAACGCTGCAAACGCCGCGAACGAAGCGGCAAAAGCGGCAAATGACGCTGTAAATAAGGTAGGGGATATTGACAAACTCCTTGCCGAAAAGGTCGACAAGGAAGAAGGGAAAGGGCTTTCTACGAACGACTACACCGACCAGGAGAAGGAGAAGCTGGCCGGGCTCTCCAACTACGACGACACGGAGATAAGGAAGGAGTTGTCCGACAAGGCATCCAAGCAGGAACTGACGGAGGCTGCGGCGGGCGCACTGGCTGAAGCAAAGTCGTACACGGACACCAAGACGACAGAACTATGGAATAATGTCAGCGATGTGTTTGACGCCACGTCCGAGGAGCTCAATAGCAACATATCCGGCGGGGATGCGCAGACACTGACCGAAGCCAAAAACTATACAGACAAGGCGATCTCAGAAATTCCCACCCCGGACGTCAGCGGCCAGATCGAGCGGCACAACACCTCCCCCACGGCGCATCCCGACATCCGGGAACTGCTCAACACCTGCGTAGGAATGCCGGAGTTCAACGACAAAACCTACGAGCTGACCTTCACGACAAAGGGCGGTGCCAAGTTCATCATCGACCTGCCTATCGAAATGATGGGGCTGCATTACAACGAGGACACCCAATCTATCGAGTTCGTAAATGCCGACGGCTCCATATCCTCCATCCCGGTTTCTGACTTCGTGAAAGTGTATGTCGGCTCTATCGGTTCCGAGATACAGGTTACGGTCGAAGGCTCCGAAATCCGCGCCTCCCTGCTCAACAACACCGTATCCTGGGACAAGTTGACACTTGCATTGCAGGAGATGATCCAGGGCAAGGCCGACCGCACGGAGCTTCCCACGAAACTGTCCGAACTGGAAAATGATTCCGGATATGTGACTTCGGAAGAATTGAATGCTGAATTAGGCTACAAAGACCACGTAGCCTACATCCTCAAGGACTTTACGAAGAGCTATTATAATAATACGGGCTCGGACATCACGGATCGGAGCATGGTCGTTACGCCTACGCAGTCAGGCGTGACGTCTAACTTCTCCCTGACCAGCCGCATTCCGGTCGCAGCTTCGGACTTTATTTTCGTGCGCATGAAGCTGCGCGTGGACAAAGAGTGCTCTTTGCGGTTCATCACCTATTCGGACAATCTCGACCAGCGGGGCCGATGGTTTGCCCTCAAGGCAGACCGCACCTACGAAATCTACTACCGCGGCAAGGCGGCGTCGGTAGCGGGACGGCTGAATGTGGGTATCAGCATACCCGCAGCCACCAATATCGGCCAAAAGGTCACCATCGAGGATTTGATCGTCACGCTCAACAACTATGACGCATGGTGCGACGCCGAGAGCCGCGCCACGCTGAAAAACTTCGACACGGACTCCTTCACCGTGGACGAGGGCGGGACGGGGCATTTCTTCTCGGTCGCGCAGGCGTGCGACTTCGCAAGGGACGCCTTCGATGTCGTGAACAACGCGGTCACGGTATTTATCCGCAACGGCCTTTACGATCACGAGGCTCCGAAGAATGTGGCGATGGGTTACCCGTATGCGATCATCAACAAGGGGGCGAACCGCATATCGCTTATCGGCGAGAGCCGCGACGGCGTCATCGTCTCGTATGAGAACAACTCCGTGAACCGCGCCAAGATCATCGAGGCGGGCGGCGAATGCACCGTCGCCAACATGACCGTCAACTGCCTGAACGACGAGAGTTATACGGACACCAGCGCCGGCGGCCACCAAGTCTGCTACTGCGTACATGTCGATTCGACATTTGCCGCCACCGAGCGATATTTCACGACGATTCGGAACTGCAAACTCTTCAGTACGTGCCATTCACCCGTCGGCGCGGGCCTTGCCGACAACCAGACCATTCGGTTAGACGGCTGCGAGTGCGTCAGCGACACGCACGTAGGCACTTCGACGGGCGCGGCCACCATCCACGCAAGCACCGATGCTGCGGCGAAAAATATGGCCGTCGAGATCATCGGCTGCCGCCTGCTGTCGCTCGACGGAACCAAAGCGCTCTACATGCCCGATGTGGCTGGCGGTGCTCCCTTCACGCAGGTCGACGTCACGCTGCTGGGCAACACCTACTATACCACGGGGCCGGAGATCACCGATGCCGACTTCTTGTCCAGGCACAAGCTCACGCCGTGGTCGGATGCTTCGTTCAGCGAAATTTCGGTTATCGCGCACTCGGACTGCACGCTCGAAGCGCGCGTGACGCACCTCGAAGGGCTGCTCGTGGAAGTGCTCTCGGGCAAAGTGCTGATCCCGGAGTTGCAGGTGAAAAAACTGGGCGTGTGGGGCGACAACAACCTGGTCGTCACGGGCGAGGGTGCGCCGACGAAAGCCCCCGACCGCGCGGGGCAGTTCTATGTCGATACGAAGAACAACGCGGTCTACCACTCCGTGGGCAACGGCGCGGTGTCGGACTGGAAGAACGCTTAAACTACATACAACATGTCACAAGTCAACAAATACGCCGACAAGGCGGGTTACACGGCCGACAAGAACCGCAAGGGCACGCAGTCGGCAGTATCATACATCGAGGACGACGGGGCGCTCATCTACGACGGCGTGAACGTCGTGGTGGACAAGCCGGCTGCCGGGGTTGGTGACCTCGCGGTCTTCGACAAGACCACGGGAACTATCCGCTTCGTCAAGGGTGCGACGCTTGTTGCAGAGCAGTTGCCGCCGCAGCTTGTCCCCGTGGCCGTGGTCTACGCCCGGCAGGGCGGGCGGGTGCTGATCGTGTCGCTCCGCAACGCGGCATCCGAAGTTAGATGGGCATATAGCTATGAGGTGGCATTGTCGGGCTTCAACCTCGCCGCGGGCGGTGAATTCACGCTGAACATCTATACCAGCGAATTCTCGTTTACGTACCCTGCGGGTTCGACATTGGCAGACATTGCCGCACTTATAAATTCTAAACCGGAACTCAAAGCTACATACTCCTGGGTGGCCTCGGCCTCCGAAGAGCTTTCCGCGGTTGTCATGACATGTGATGCATGGTCTACGATAGAGGGGCACAAAAAGATTTCGGCAACAGGCTGCACGTTGACGCGCCGCGCCGTGGATGTGGATTACCAAAGTATCCTAATCTTGGACACGGGTGAAGCGGAGTATTACATCCGCCGCAAGAATGGTGTGAAGGCAACTGCGGCGGGTGGTGTCCTCGACCAGTTCGCGGAATATTATTCGGAGAGAGGCCAGAAAGCCACGGGGCAGAAGCCGGGAAGCGACATAATCATTCAGGAAAGCGTTTTCACCGAAGCCGACAACCCCGATCTGGTTGCCGTGTATCCCACCTACAAGGACTACCTGTTCGCCGAGCACATGGTACAATATCCTACGGCGTTCGGGACGATGTTGCAGGATGGCAAGATCAACACGAACCTGATCGGACGGCTTACCTTCGAGGACATTTATGGTAAGACACAGTACCGCTACCCAGCCGCTGCGGCCGCTCTCGACTTCGGCATCACCGTGGAAGGGATGACGACGGGACTGGAGGCGGGGGCATGGTGGCTGCCGTCGTCGGAAGAGGTCTACCTGCTGATGCACGACAGGGTGCGTTTCGTCGCTGATGTGGAGAAAGACCCCGTAAACCGTACCCTCTTACGCTTGAAAGCTACCATGTGCTATGGTTATAATTATTATGTCCATACTTCGTGCGAGCAGGCGCAGGGAGGCATATTTATTTACAGCTGAGGCGCTGGCACCGTGGGCTATACAGGCAAATGTTTTAAATTTTCCGCCCGTCCGGTCTGCGTCTTATAACTATCAGAATCATGGAAACACAACGACAGATCGACATCCTCGAATCGCGGCAGCTCGAATTACGGGCGGTCATGGCCAAGTCCGACGACAGGGCGGCCAAATGCATCAAGTCCGGCCTTGACTTCCGGGCTGCCTATCCTCTGGATTATGAGGAGTACGAAGCGGCCAACGCGGAGTACAACGCGAACGAAAAGACCCTTGCGGAGCTGAGGGCCCGGCGTGCCGAAGAGCTGGCCGCCGAAGAAACGGTTATGGACTTTCAAAATACCGGGCGATGAAATGGAGGCATTGTGGAGGTTTATAGAAAGGTTGTGCGAGAAAGTATGGCAGGTGTCGATAGGTGCCCTGGTGTACATGTTCAACGCCATAGCCCCGATACACGACATACTGACGGCCTGCATGATTATATTCGCCGCGAACTTTTTCACGGGCCTGTTCGCCGGCGTGCTCGTACAGCACGAAGGATTCATATTCCGCAAGGCTTTCAAGTGCATATCCGAGGCTGCGGTAATATCGGGACTGATGGCCATGATACTGCTCGTCGGGGACAACATCGACAACCACGACGGGGCGATGTCGGCGATCTCGCTCGCAGTATATGCCCTGATATATTTCTACGGGGTCAACATCCTCAAGAACCTGAACCGCATATTCCCGAAGAACCGATACATCGACTTCCTGTACTATGTGCTCTCGTTCGAGATGATTAAAAAGATTCCCTATTTGGGAAACTACAAACAAAAACAAAAGGACAAATGAAAAAGAAATGGATCGTATGGAGCATCGTTGCGGCCGTGGCCGTAGTGCTCGGAATCGTATTCCCGCGTTACATCCTCGTGGGGGTTGTTTGTGCTATGGCCGGATGGGTCGGGCATATCCTGTACACTAAACGTTTTGCCTGATGAAGCATTTTACAATGGCGGAGCTTACGCGCTCGGCCACGGCCCGTGCAAAGGGCCTGGACAATACCCCGACGGCGGAACACCGCGTCAATATCGAAATGTCCGTCGCGCAGCTGCTCGACCCGCTGCGGGAGGCGTGGGCGGTGAAATGCGCCAATGAGCAGTGGGGCACGCCTGCAATCCGGGTTTCGTCCGGTTACCGCGGCTTCGCGCTCAACAAAGCCGTCGGGGGCTCTGCGACCTCGGCGCATTGCGTCGGCTTCGCGTTCGACCTGGTGCCGGACAACGGCCGGCTGGCCGACTTCAAGCGCTTTTGCCGTACGTGGCTCAAGGGCCGCGCCTTCGACCAGATGATCTCGGAGGACGAGGATGCCGCCGGCACGCCCCGTTGGGTGCATATAGGCTACAAGAACCGCCAGGGTGGCCAGCGGCGGCAGCTGTTGACTATGCGTGCGGGCAAATATATCCCCATGACGGCATGAAACGCTTGATCCTCTACCTGCTCGCCGCCCTTGCTGCCGGGGTGCTGCTCTTCGGCTGGGGGTACCGCCGGGGTGCCGCGTCGGTGGTTGTCGAAGAAACGACGCGCATCGACACGGTGTTCTACCCGCGGCCGGAACCGCTGCCCGGCACGTACCGCTTCGCCGACATCTCGGTGCCGATGCTGCTCTTCGCGCCGCCCGACACGGTAACGGAGACCGTCGTTGTGAAAGTCGGGGCAGACAGCGTGCAGATGAAGGTGGCGATGGAAACGCGCCCCTACTCGGACAGCACCTACCGGGCACAGGTCAGCGGGCCCCGGATCGGCAACCTGCGGCCAACGCTCGACTGGATAGAAACATACGACCGCACGACCATCCGACAGCAGGTAGTCACCCGGCGAAGCCGCTTCGCCCTGACTGCCGGGGTCGGGGCGGCGTACACGCCGCAAGGGTTCCAGCCTACGGTCGGCGTAGGAGTAGGTGTTATTTTATGGCAATTCTGACAGGTATGAAGATAATTTATAACGACATCATCCCCTTCAAGGGATACAAGGCTATCAATCTGTTCGGGATCGTATTTGCCCGCAAGTCCGCCCGCCCGTTGTCGGATAAAAATAAAAACCACGAAGCGATACACACCGCACAGATGAGAGAACTGTTATATGTGCCCTTCTACATCGTCTACCTATTGGATTGGGTATTTCACGGCTTCAAGTACCGAAGGATAACTTTCGAACAGGAAGCATATGCCCATGAAGATAACCCTGAATACCTTGAAATACGAAAACACTACGCGCAATGGAAGAGATGATTTACATATACTGGGATGACTTCCCATCGGTTGTAACCGAATAACGGGCCTTGGGATACGGGCATAAAAAAGTCCCCAACGCTTTCCCGCATATACCACTATACGATTGTGCCAACGCACCACATTGAGGACTTATTCCTTGAATCGGTGTGTTGGCTTTTTGTATAGTGGTATAACAAATTTATAATAAAAAATCGGGAAAGCATATGCGTAAATCGGAGCTTTTTGCACAAATACTCGAATGTGTTGCATTTGAAACTGAAATAGCCAAAGAACAAATCCTTTCGAAGGATAAATTTCAAGATGTGGTCGATGCACGTTACATGCTCGTGCACTTCTGCCATAAAAACGGCATGTACATCACCGACATCGCCCGGATGATGCGCTTCTCCCGCCGGGCCATAGAGAAGATGGTCGCCGGGTTCGATGAACGCAAGCGATACAGCCACCCTATATTCGAAATACAGTGCGAACTTATTGCGAAGAAGTTGCCTCCCATCTGCGCCCCAATGAATTGATATGCCTGCCGCCCGCAGCCACCTTTGCAATGTTGCAACAGGTGAACGCCCGGCCTTGACAGGGGCGGCAATCATTCAATAATTATTAAAAATGGGTTCGGATAAAACTTATATTTTCGATGGAGGCGGCTCGGGTGGCGGCCTTGACATCGCGGCTCTCGTCTCGTCAATGATGGGCAACAAGGGCATGGATCCCAACCTCGTAGCGGCACTCATGAACGGTAACAACAACCGTGGTGCATGGGGCGGTGACGGGTGCTGGTGGATCTGGATCATCCTGCTGTTCTTCTGCTGGGGCGGCTTTGGTGGCAACGGCTTCGGCGGTAACAACGCCAATGGCCTTCCTGCGCAGCTCAACGGTGACGCCGGACGGGAACTTCTTATGAACGCAATCCAAGGGAACGGCGCAGCCATCAATCAGCTGGCATCGTCGCTCAACTGCTCTACGCAGCAGATTCAGAACACGCTGTGCAACATCCAGGGCACCCTCGGCATGTCAAGCCAGCAGATCATCAACGCTGTACAGTCGATGGGATGCCAAATCGGCAACCAGATCGCCGCGTGCTGCTGCGATATGAAGCAGGCCATCAATGGCGTCAATGTGGGCATGGAGCGCGGATTCAGTAGCGTTGCCTATGAAACACAACGTCAGACCTGTGATTTACAAAACACAATTCGCGAAACTTCTCAAAGCGGGACTACAGCGATAATTTCCAAACTGGATCAAATGCAGGCAGCTGCATTGCAGGATAAAATTGATGCCCTGCGCGAAAAGAACAGCACGCTGACCACGCAGCTCAACCTCGAACACCAAAACGCCTACATGGCCGGTGTTGTAGGACAGGCTGTAGCACCCGTGAACGCCGCTGTAGCGGCTTTGCAGAATGACGTGAATAGCATCAAGTGCAAGCTGCCCGAAACGGCTACCGTGCCCTATTCGCCTATTGTCGGTGTGCCTACGTGTATTGCCGCACAATATGGTCTCGGATATGGTGCAGGGTTTGGCTTTGGGGGGAGCGGCGGATTTTGGGGATAATGCTATTATTCGCCGATAGGTGAAATGTTCTTTGACTTACTGATAAGAGGCTTCCCAATCCGAAAGCCAGCGCCAATGAAATCCTTTCAATGTGCGAGTTGGTTTTCGAATGCATTCATATATTCCTCCGATGTGAAATCCGTGTAATTGATGGGCTTCGGATGCTGTTTTATATTTTGCAACCAATATTCCATTTTTAATCTGGACAATTGGCTTTCTGTTTTTCTTGTTGGGTATTCTTCGTGCTTTTGCTGCACACTCTCTTGTGACAGGGTTAAGCATGTTCATTGAACGAGTACACCAACGAAGATTACGTGCCACATTGTTCGTCCGGTTCCCATCTATATGGTCTACATATGCATAGTTATTAGGATTGGGGATGAACGCTTTAGCAACAAGCCTATGGACTAATTCAGTCTTATCTACTCCGTGTAGGGATGTAAGTATAACTCTCAAATATCCTCCCCGATTTGGGCGAGGAGTTAATATGCGAGGTTTAGTCATCCAACTATTGTTATTACCTCCGCTCACGCGATGGGATAGCGATGAAACCCTACCATAATCAGATACCGCGAAATAGCCGAGCGTACCATCAATAATACGCCATTCTTCTCCTTCGAGAGCAACACTCTCTATGAATTCCCGATTTGTCATTGCCAAACAATTTAGTGGTGCCAAACGAGAAAAAGAGGGAAGGACGTTTGGCAAGCCCTTATCAGTTGGTCATGACTCCAACCTATCCCGATGTAAAATTAGTTATAATAACTTAAAATACAAAAATATGGCAGTATTCCCATTTCAGTATGTTAACCGCAGAGGCATACCGGTACTAAAAACTACAGGCGTGACAGTGGAAACCACAGGGGTTGTGTTTTCCTTTCCCAACCACGCATTTGCAAATTCGTGGTACCGGGGACTCGTGCTGGTTGAGTTGGTACAGGAAATCCCTGCCGGCACAACGGGAACACTTCCCGTGCTGTTTGAAACCAACGGGCAAAATAAGAATCTGACGACGTACAACGGAGCAAATGTTACAGTATCGGATATTCCGGGGTCAGGGGTATACCAGATATGGTATGACAAGCAGACCGATACTTTGCAATTGATGACCGGTGCCGTCTGAATTAAAAAAACAATTAACCGAAAGACGGGGAGGAGGGCTCCTTCTCCCCTATCTTTCACAAATCATTAACCAAGATGTTTCAGAACTTGAGAAAAGGCTCCTTAGTCTACGTTTTCGACAACAGGGAACAGCCTAAGTTTTATACAGCCAACGTAAAAGATGTATCGGCACCGTATTTCCCGCCCCAAAAGCCTGGGCAATTCTCGCCGATGCCGCAATTCATCAACATCTCGATAGAGGGCAACGAGCCCTGGGGCGTCCCTATGCAAGCGGACATCGTTTCGAAAGACGGCCTTACCGTAGCGACGACACGTGAAGTGTTGAAGCCGACCATCATGGAGGCACAGCAGGCAAGCCGTGACATCGTGGAATCATTCGACAGGCACAAAGCCAACCTGAAGGTCTACGACGAGATCCTGATGCAGCTCGACCCCGAAGCTGCGCGTTCAAAGGAGCTCGAAGCCGAAAACAGGGAGTTGCGGAAGATGCTCGCTGACATGAACGAACGGCTGAGCCAGATACCGACGGCGGAAGAACTGAGGAGCCTTGTCAAGTCTGAACCACCTGCAAAAACAAAGTAACTATGGGTTGGAGAATCATAGGTGAAGGCCGTGGCAGCTTCGGCGGCCACGAAGAGGAGATGGAGCGGGAGCTCCGACGCGCCTACGAAGAAGGCTTTGAAGAAGGCCGGCGTGAAGGCCGTGGCGGATACGGTGAGCGTGGCAGCTACGGACAAGGTGGCGGCTACGGCGAACGTGGCGAGTATGACCGCGGCGGGTATGAGTATGACGACGCCTACGGCGAACGCCGTGGCGTAAGGGGTACAGGCCCCTATTCGCGGTATCGCAGGCGGTAAACCGGAGGGAGGGGGCCGCAGTGCCCTCTCCTATTTTAAATCGAAAAATATGGACAGGTTAGATACACATGAAAACTTCCCGGCAGGGTTCCGGGAATATCTCGAAAATTACGGTTGGCACTTTTCAAAGAAGATGTGCGAATTCGCCGTTTCCCGCATGAAGGACAGGAACGGCAAGAAGATCGAGCCCTATTCTAAGGATAAGGTGGATGCGCTGCTCAAGCAGTACGGCATCGAACTCAAAAAGGACAAGGGCTATGATTGCGTGTACGTCTGCAACATGGCATTGGCGGACTATTTCGGGTCGTCGATACCCAATCCACAATACCTGGCGATGTTCATACGTGACTATATCAATGACGAGGACGGCTACGACGGCTTGCCATTTACACGTTACTATGCCGATACCATCGGCTCGGGAACACCCATCCTGTGGGAAGAGATGATGTAGCCATGGAAGAATATCCCCAGATCAGCGAATTCACAAACGACAACGACGAAATCGATGAAAAATATCGCAACGCTCGTCCGTAACCTGCCTGCCGACAAGTACCAGGAACTAGCCGGGGCGGTGAACGACGTATTCGAGAACAAGCGCTTCAACCGGGCACAACGCAGAAGGCTGGCGCGAAACTGGCGCAAGTACGGAAAAAGGGAGGAAAAATGAAGATTCGGGACTTGAGTATTCACAAGTATGGTTGGACGTTGCGCATATATTATGCCGTGACGTGCTACTATACGGGCGAAATACTCAAGTCCCTTACCGACATCGGATGCCCCGATACGGTTCTTCATCGCGTACAGGGGAATATGGAAAAGTGTGAAATGGATACGGGATTCACCTACTCCAACAAGGAGCATCGGCAAAGTGTCATCGTAATAGGGATGCACTCCTCGCCGTGGGAATTTCTCAACAGCTTTGAGCACGAACTGCGGCACCTCGTAGACGATATAGCCCTTACTCTCGGCCTGCCGATGGCCGGGGAAGAGGTAGCATACCTTACTGGCGAAATAAACCAGGCGCTATGGGAAGATGTGCACCAATTCACCTGTTGTAAATGTAATGGACATGGAAAAAGATGACACCCAATACTGGATGGCGATGCTCGAAGTGAGCGAATGCTGCGCACCCATATTCGCTGCCGTCGTATGCGAGTTGATGAATACGATGTAGTTATATTTCCGGGATTAAATCAACGGCTTCACGCTTCTTTTCGTCAATGATTTTTGCGTATATCTGAGTTGTTTGGATATTAGTATGACCGAGCAACTTAGATACAGTGTATATATCTGTCTTATAAGTTATTAGCAATGTTGCAAAAGTGTGACGCGACACATGATAAGTCACATGTTTTTTTATGCCCGCTTTTTTAGCCCATTTATCTAAATATTTCTCAATCACCCATACCATTGGGAGAGAAAATATAATCCCGGTCTCACATTCTGTTTGAGGCAACTGATTTAAGGCATTTGCAGAAAGGGGCACCCAAATTGGCGTGCCTGTTTTTTGCTGTATTACGCGCACTTGCCTTTTATCGTCATCTATCCATTCAATATCTTCCCATCTTAATTTCTGAATGTCCGACAAGCGCAACCCACAAAAGCAACTGAATAAGAATGCCCTTTTAACCATATCATATTCGCAGGGCGTGTTAATCAACTTTTTGATTTCCTCCATCACAAGAAACGTGCGCGGTTTATTTTCGGCTTCTGGACGGTCTTCTGCCGATATGGAATCAGCATTATTTAAAATGGCAACTCCTGTTGCCGTCCGTCAATATGATCTCTTTCCTTTGTTTTAAACCTCCGCCACGAAATAGGCGGATTCGGTTCCCTGTATTTACCCCGCGTGGCTCGGCGCCTGTCGCGCTGCGCCCGCAAAAACTGGAGCTTCCTCTTCGCTTGGTTGATCCGATGATTGCATATGCCATGTATAATTATCATCAGTTCTTCCCGGCTCAGTTCATTTGTCCATACCGTATAGTCGGCGATAGTTGGCCGCCCTTCCGCCCTTCTCCCCATTTGCTTTTATCGAAATAAGTTGCTACCTTTGGAGTGATGTGTCAAAGGTGGGGCTTGAGAGCGCTACAAACGCAAAGGGCTCCGGATCAGGGAGCCCTTTACATTGCCGGCTTGATTCCGGTAAAGGCGATCATAACTATTATTGCCAGTATTACGACCAGCCAAACTATTATGGTTGTAGGCCTTTCATTATATTGCTTTTTCATAATTTCTTCTCCGTTTTCTCCAGCTCTTCAAGGAGGGCATCGGCGAGGGCGATAGCAAATTTGACACCTTCGGCAGACAGCCGACTTACTCTAGCGCACGACCCCGCCAATGCATATCCGGCATACACCCGCCGCCAGTACTCCCGGTCAACTGTTAAGTTTTCCTTAATAGTTGGATCAACCTTTTCGGTAGCTTCGTCGATATGCTTCCCGTACTCTCCCCGCGCCAGCTTCTCGGCGTAGTCGTCGTCGCGCATCATCAGGTCGGAAGCGTCTTTGAAATCTTCAATGATTTCACCTCGTTCTGTCCATGAGGCGCTTTGCTCCCAATCGCCCATATCAATTAAGGCCAATATGGGCTTCCTGCCACACCCTTTGCAGTCAAATGCGATAATTCGCGCATTCCTCCCGTCCCTCGTGCACACGGCCGCACCTCGCTTGGCGGCCTCTAAATCGAAATTCTTCATGCTATTCAGTTTTATTAAATTTACCACCAAAATAAACCTCCCCACAAAAGGGTAAACACCAACGTTACATTTATCCATGAAATTGATAAAAGTAAGCCGTCAACGTCGTAATCGCGCCACGGCCGATCGTAGATATTTTTCGCCCAAAACAATAGAAGGATATACACCACTACTGCCACGGTATTATACCAAGTCATTGCTATCATAGTTAGTATCTTAGTTATTTCAGTTTTTCGAGATTTTGCGAGAATCTCGCTATTTTTTCAAAGCGGAGCGTCGCAATCTTTGCACGCCCCTCTGTGTTTGAATAATGCATAGAAGTGTCCGAATAGCCACACCTCCAAATATCTATGGCCTGCGGTGTGCTCGTGACACCAGCATTTCCCTATGCGTATCTTAAATATATTCATACTCATTGCTATTTTACTAATTCAAAAAGTGTTTTATCCTTCGCTATCGTCCCGATTTTCACCCGTTCCGCCTCTTCTTTAGTGTCGAACTTTAATACCATTCCTTCGCGTATTGGGCATCCATTATCCCGCCAAAGTACATAAACCATAAGACACCACTTGTCGTCCCAAAACGTGGGCGTCCCGTATATCTCAGCCACGTAAGCATATATTTTACGGGTGACTATTTGACAGATCAAATCGCTCATTTCACCAATTCAAATTCGTAAACCACCACCCACGGGTTCCGATCCCACGTTCCACGGCCGGACACCTTGTCGATAAGTGCGGCGAAGGCTTGCCTGGGTGTATTGAAGGTTTCCTCGTACTCATGCCCCGGTAAAGCAAATAATTCGTATGGACGCTCCGCGGTCGTTAAACATTATCTTCTGCATGGCTCTGCTGTTTTATAAGTTTCTCTTTTAAGTTCCAAACCCGCATACATCCAAGCCGGGCCGCGGTAAGTTGCTCTTCAAGGAACAGTTTACGACCACCCCGATGCGGCCAGCCACCGCCGTAATGTTTGATATTACCCTCTTCGGACACGCATAGCACCGACGGGCGACCTGCGCCATATTTCTCCTGCAAGAACTCCGCAACTCGCGCGGAGATTGATTCCGGGACGCAGTAGTAAAAGTTGTAGACGCGCGGATCGTCGTGTTCATGCCCTTTCTTGAAATCGGCTTTGAAATCTGCCCACGACCGTTTGATCTCGATCTCGGTCAAATACCCAGATTTGGTAATTATTACCAAATCCGCCTCGTAATTGAGCAGACCCCACGAAAGATTAGGAATGAATATATCCTGCCGCTTGTTCCAAATCCCGCTATTGCGTAATGCGATCTGAATTTCATCGACTGTTAGTTTCGTGTCCATATTTACGCTTGGTTTAGGTTGTTCAGTCTGTCGATCTCGACCTTCAAATTCATCTCTGCACTACGCACATCCCGTTGCAATTCCTCCAGCCGAGCTATTTGCTCCTCGTCCATCCGCGGGCATCCCCGCAGCCAGCTGTCGTAATTCGGGGTTTCCAATTTGCCGCCACAAATCCCTCCGACACGCATACGGTAGTCGTAGTACTTGATGTATTCCTCCTCCGGAGCGTCCCGGTCGATGTCCGTCAGCATATCGGCCATACTCACGAATAGATCGCCTACCTCTGCAATTCCTCCGGGGTCGTTGCCTACCCACGCATCCGGCTCATAATCGTAGCCGTGCTTCTCGCAAAAAGCAGCCAGATAGGCGTTGCAAGCCGAGTTGTAATTCAGTCTCAGTTCTTCGAGTGTAAGTTTCATTTTGTGGATAATTTGTTAATTCTGTCGATCTCGGCGGCGATCATGGCGCCGGCCTCAGCTAAACACCGGATGGCATGATCGTACCTTTCGTCTGTAAAGTGTTCATAAGCCCACCCCAGAACACTTCGAATCAAATGCACCCTTGAATCAGCACTTTCCCATGTGCATATATCGGCTCGCTTATCGGCGATCATCTCAAGTCCTGTTTTCATGGGATTCTATTTCTTTTTTGAGTTCCTCGATTGATTTTCTGAGCCGCTCGTGTATTTCCACGGCGCGATACATAAGCCAAACAGTAACGATTCCGAGGATTGAAAGCAACGCCCACGCTATAATTTCATTCTTCATTTCTTTTTGCTTTCTTTGAGTTTCACCGCAAGCCGGGTGCATTCTTGGATGAATTCCTCAAAATCGTCAAGTGATAGCCATACATCAGAATCGCCCATCTCCAGCCTAATATCCTTTTTATGGATAATTTCTACTGATATTTTGTTATCATCAAAACTATCTTTGAATGTTACTTTTGTTTTCATCTTCTCTTCTGTTTTAGTTCCGCAACACGGCGGAGGTCATCGCCTTATTTTTTTGGCAAATTGCTATATCCGTTGCTGAACATCCAAATTCCCGCAACAGTAAAAATAACGTGCAGCGCAAACCTCCACCAATTCGCCACCGAGTAGTCGTGTTGCGCTAAGTTTCCCGCAACAAAGGCGATCAACAGTCCGCCTATTGTGTCAAAGGATGCTTTTGTCATGGCTCGTCCTTGTATTTAATTTCCACGCTGTCCATCTGTTCATCCGTGATATTGATTTGGTGCTTATCCTGAAAGACACATATCCTCCTCCCTATCTTGTTGTATTCGTCTATCGTCAGCATATCGTGACAGTATAGATAGCCTCGGCAAATCCACATGATTGCCAATTCCTCTCGCCTTTCGGCCGCTGTTTTCTCTTTTCCCATATTTCTGTCTTATTCGTGAATCTCCCGCCAGCCGATGATATTCGCATCTGGAATCATATAATTTGTACGGCTTACATTCCAAAAACGGTGACCCAGCTCATCTAAATCCATGTTGCAAACCGACACCTTTCCTTTATCCGTTTTGACTTCAACATCTCTATGTTCTTCCGGCAGATCCTCTTTCGGGTCGTGCCAGCGCGTCAGCTCTGCATGTTCGGATTTTCCGAATTGGATAAGCCATTCAAGGGCTGAGAAGGTAGGAATACAGCATCCCACACACCCCCGGTCGCAATTCTTTCGATCTCCGCAATCTACGCAGATGTTTTTTTCGCAAAAGGCTTTTGCTCTTTCCTCAATCGTTTTCATACCCGTCTATTTCTATGTCTATCAACTTCTTTGTGTTTTTTAGCGAAAATGAGTGGGCAAATCCACCCCCATTTTCGTCGACAGCTTCCCATGCCACCTTTTGTTCAGGAGGGTAATAGCCAACGCAAATCACCTTGAAGCCCCGATACTCATAGTGTCCAGCACTTAGCCGTTTAGCACGGTGTTTAGTCTTCCCCATTTTCATTCAGTTTTTGGATGAAAAGTGATTTTGTGGCACATTTATCGGGGCCTAATGCGCAGACCCCCGTTTCATAACAGATGCATCCGATGCAATACGCCTCAATCGCTTTCGCCCGCATCCGCTCCTCGGCTTCCTGCTCGGCAAGCTCGGCTGTGTGGGTCATTGCCAATCTCAACCGCCTTTCAACGTGGTCAGGCATATCAACTGTAAGGTTGTTTATGCACCCGTCGATAAATTCCCTTGCTTTTTCGCTTTTCATGGTTAGGATGTTTTAGTGTAACGCCCACGTCTTGTGCATTGCAGCGATCAGGTCTATATACCCTTTGTATTCCTCTATCTGCTCGGGACTATAGCCTTCGGCCTCGCCAATTTTTCGGAAATGCTTCTGCCATTCGGAAATGGTGTAGCGTTTGCAGCCTATTTGAATAACATCCTCACCCCAATAGGATACTGTATGACGAGATGCGCTGATAAATAGCGATTTCGGAACATCGCACTCGTCGCCCAGTTTGCACCCGTCGCCCAGTTCGCACCCGTCGCCCAGTTTGCACCCGTCGCCCAGTTCGCACCCGTTGCCCAGTTTG